TTCCAAATCGAGAGAGATGCGAACGCAATCGCACAAAGAACTCGTAGAGGAAAGGGCAACATCATCCTCTGCTCCGCAGACGTTGCTTCCGCTCTGACCATGGCAGGTGTACTTGATTACACCCCTGCTCTGAACGCCAACCTGAACGTTGACGACACTGGTAACACCTTCGCTGGTGTTCTGCAAGGTAAGTATAGAGTCTACATCGACCCATATGCTGCAAACCTGACCTCTGCTAACGCTTCCAGCGGCAACCAGTACTACGTTGTCGGTTATAAGGGTACTTCACCTTATGACGCAGGTCTGTTCTATTGCCCATATGTCCCCCTCCAGATGGTTCGTGCCGTTGGACAGGACACCTTCCAGCCCAAGATTGGCTTCAAGACCCGCTACGGTATTGTTGCTAACCCATTCGCTGAAGGCAAGACCAAGGGTGCTGGCGCACTCACCGTTAACGCTAACCGCTACTATCGTCGCGTTGCTGTTAAGAACCTCATGTGATTCATCACTGAGATTTTACAAGACCTCCTTCGGGGGGTCTTTTTTTATGCCAATAAATAATCAAAAATATTATTATGAAAATCTCTGTGGTTGGAGCAGGAAACGCAGGATGTTTCACTGCCCTCTGGTTTGGATGGTTGGGAAGAAAATATAATTTAGAAGTAGAGTTAATTTATAATCCAGAAATACCTGTGGAGAGAGTTGGTCAAGCAACTCTATTGAATCCTCCTGCACTTCTATGGGGATCAACAGGATTTAATTGGTACAATAATAATATACATGCCACATTCAAGAGCGGTATATTGTATGAGAACTGGGGAAAGAAGAACGATAAAGTATTTCATGAATTTGCACCAAACCTTATGGCAATGCATTATTGCCCATGGGAGATGCAAAGATCTGTTCTCAATTCTGGACATTTTAAAGTAACAGAAGGAGATGTAGATCCAAAAGATGTTGATGCAGACTTTGTGTTTGATTGTAGAGGTAAACCCAAAGATTTTACCGGATATAAACCATTAAAGAATCCAACCAATGCAGCAATACTGGCCAAACCAAATTGGGATGTAAAAGAAGCACTTTGGAGTCGTCATGTTGCGACACCTGATGGATGGACATTTGTAATACCAACACACCCAGATTCACCATCACATGATTACTGTGTAGGATATTGTTATAACACAACAATCACTACAAAGGAAGAAGCAGAGAAGAACTTTACAAGTTTATTTGATGTTGAGGTAAAGAAACATGTTGGATATACCAATTATGTTGTTGATGACCCAATTATTGATGACCGTATTATCTTAAATGGTAATCGATTATTCTTCTTGGAACCAATGGAATCATCATCTGTTCAAACCTATATTGAATGGATAAAAATGTGTTGGGATTATGTATTTCATGGGAGAGATCCTAGGGAAGAAATAGCAACATATATTAAACAAACACAGAACTTTGTATTGTGGCACTATCAGTTTGGATCAAAGTATGATACACCATTCTGGGATTATGCAAAGACTTTAACGTTCAATGATGAAGACTTTGATGAGTTCTTAGAATATTCTAGAGGATTTGATGAGTATGATATTTTTCCATCAAATGATCTATATGGTGGGTTCGCTGATACTATTTTGTATGCTCAATGGCCTCCATATAGTTTTAGAAGATGGGATGACGGTATGACAAGATAAATAATAAAAAAGTTATTTGCAAAAAAATGCCTTACCATATTAAAAAACCAAGTTTAATCAACGACAATGTTGAAGTTTATTACGCTGGTGCAAGAAGATGGGTAGATGATTTTTCCGAGAGACAGCAGTTCGCTGAAGATCCATCAGGTCTTATGACCAACTCTGATGGCAAAAATGGAGGATGGACTGGCGCAGTGGTGGTAACGGAGACTGAATAATGGCAGGTCTTGACGAACTTCGTAGATCTAGACAGATTGAAAATCGTAATTTTCTTGCGCCGACTGGATTTAAGTTTGCTCTAAGGAGAAGTCCTAAAGTTGCATTCTTTTGTAATTCAGCAAACGTTCCATCTTTAGATCTCGGTATAGCATTACAGACAAACTATCTCAGAGACATTCCTGTTCCTGGGGAGAAAATAGATTTTGGCGACTTGACAATACGTTTCCTAGTCGATGAAGATCTTGGAAACTATATGGAACTTCAGAATTGGATTCGCGGATTGGGTTTCCCAGAAACTCTACAAGAGTTTGATGATCTGGAAAAAGAACCAGATGTGTTTGGAAGATATGCCAGAAAGGGTGACAATATCTACTCGGACGGCACACTACAGATACTCAGCAACAATCTTGTTCCGAAGTTCCAAGTGTTCTTCAATGATCTATTCCCATATAGTTTGACAACTCTTTCGTTTGATGCCACTGACACAGATGTAGAATACTTTACAGCAGAGGTGTCTTTCAAGTATACTTTGTATAAAATACAGGATATGAACGGCAACGATTTATGATCGATCTTGATAAACTTCAAGAAGCGTGGGAAAAAGACTCAAAAATTGATATGGATAATCTTCATACAGAGTCAACCAATATTCCCACTCTTCATGCGAAGTACTTTGAAATGTACAACACAATCTTTCTGATGAGAAAGAAAGCAGAGCAGCAAAGAAAAAATATTCGACACGAACGCTATGAATACTTCAGCGGCAAAGCAGACCCTGATGTTTATGTTGAGAATCCTTTCCCTAAAAAAATTCGCGACAAGGACACAATGCAGAAGTACCTTGACGCCGACGAAAAATTGTCTACAGTGTGTTTGAAAATCGATTATTACGATACAATGCTTGTTTACATTGAAAGCATACTAAAACAGATAACTAATAGAACTTATCAAATCAAAAACGCAATAGAGTTTATGCGCTTTAACGCTGGGTTGGGATGATGAATGACTTTTTCGATGGCGATGAAAATGACTTTGACTACCAAGTCAATCTAAGGATAGAGGATATACATCTTCTACATTATTGCGTATTGAAAAGAATTGAAACCTGGGAAGGTTCTCCATCCAGACATCCACAAGAACAAGAGCATCTTTGGTATTTGAGAGATTCTCTGTATAGAATGATATTAGAATACAAGTTTGACAATATGTAATAAATATTTGTAGATGAATGGATCTACGTGATTGACACTAGTGTAAATCTTGTTATATCAAAATCCAACGAAGTATTTTTAAAAATTAATACTGAACCTCATATTGAATATGAACTTAGAGATCACTTTAAGTTCGAGGTTCCTAATGCAAAATTTATGCCGCAGTATCGTGGTAGAAATTGGAACGGAGAGATACATCTCTTTGATATGCGTTCCAAACAAATCTACGTCGGACTGTTAGATAAAATCGTAAATTTTTGCAACCAGTACGGATATACGTACAAGTTTGAAGACAATAAATTTTATGGCACTCCCTATGAAGAGAATGAACACATCTCTGAAGAGGGTGTCAAAGATTACATGAATTCCATTTGTGCCCATACTCCCAGGAAGTATCAAATTGAGGGAGTATACGGTGCCCTAAAGCATAATAGAAAACTATTGATATCTCCCACTGCTTCTGGCAAATCGTTGATGATTTATTCTCTCGTAAGATACTACGTTGACAGAGGAGAAAAAATTCTTTTAGTTGTTCCAACGACATCCCTTGTAGAACAGATGTATAAAGATTTTCTTGACTATGGTTGGGATGCTGATTCATATTGTCACCGTATCTATTCTGGTAGAGAAAAAAGTAATAATGCTCCAGTGACAATTACAACCTGGCAGTCTGTATATAAACTAGAACGGTCTTTCTTTGAAGACTATGGTTGTATTATAGGCGATGAAGCACATTTATTCAAGTCTAAATCTTTAATTCAGATTATGACTAAACTTCATCATGCTAAGTATAGATTTGGGTTTACTGGAACTTTAGACGGCACACAGACGCATAAGTGGGTGTTAGAGGGTCTCTTTGGTCCGTCATATAAAGTAACAAGAACTGATGAATTAATGCGACAAGGACACTTGTCCCAATTAGATATTCAATGTCTTGTACTCAAACATCCTCCACAAACTTTTGATACTTATGAGGACGAGATACAGTATTTAATAGGTCATGAACAAAGGAATAAATTCATTCAAAATTTAACTCTTGATCTTAAAGGAAATACTCTGGTTCTCTTTGCTAGGGTAGAAGCACATGGTGCCATACTTTACGAAAGAATAAATAATAACAAACAAAACGATCAAAAAGTCTTTTTTGTCCACGGAGGAGTAGACGCAGAGGAGAGGGAACTAGTTAGAGAAATAACCGAACAGGAAAACAACGCTATTATCGTTGCCTCATATGGAACTTTTTCTACAGGTATCAATATTAAAAATCTCCATAATGTCATCTTTGCCTCTCCAAGTAAATCAAGAGTCCGCAATCTTCAGAGTATTGGACGAGTTCTTAGAAAAGGAAAAGGGAAAGTAAAAGCAACTCTGTATGATATTGCTGACGATTGTTCAACAAAATCTAGAAAAAATTATACGTTAAACCACTTCATTGAAAGGATTAAAATTTATAATGAAGAACGTTTTAATTATGACATAATCACAATTCAAATGGGGGCACATGGGAATAGAAGATGATTTCTACGCAACAGTAAAATTAAAATCAGGTGAAGAAATCTTCGCAAAGGTTGCTGCCTCTGAAGAAGAAGATAGAACTGTTTTGATTGTAAATAATCCAATAGTTATTCAAGAACTTAAAGGAAGAATGGGTGTTGTTGGATATAAATTTGAACCTTGGTTGAAAACAACTACAGAAGATATGTTTATATTAAATCTATCGGATGTATTAACTATGTCTGAATCTTCAGATATTGAAATGATTATGATGTATCAAGATTATGTTCGTTCATCAGAAAAGAATTCCACTAGCGAATCCAAGTCCAAGATCAATCGTCGGATGGGATACGTCGCTAATGTCAATGAAGCAAAGGAGTTACTAGAAAAACTCTTTAATATAGACTTCAATAAGAGCCAAGAGTAGTCTTATCAACCTCCACAAAGGTAATTGTACAGTTATTTCACTACCTTGTCAAGTGATGCTGAAGATGATATAATCTATACATATTATGAGATATACTAATGATACGACCTGGTATGGCTAAAAGAAAAAGGTCAGAGCATTATGTGAATAATAAAGAGTTCTTGGCCGCTCTTATCGCACATAGAAATGATGTTGAAAATACTTTCATCAAAAAGTATGGAAGACCTCCAGTTAAAGAAGATTGGCCTAAAAGATGGGATACTAAACCTCCCATTCCACGCTACATTGGGGAGTGTTTCTTGAAGATCGCAAATCACTTGTCCTTCAAGCCGAACTTCGTTAACTACATGTTCAAGGAGGACATGATCTCGGATGGAATCGAAAATTGCGTTCAGTACATTCATAATTTTAATCCTGAGAAATCCCAAAATCCTTTTGCTTACTTTACGCAGATCATTCATTATGCGTTTCTCCGCAGGATCCAAAGAGAGAAGCGTCAACTAGAAATTAAGAATAAAATTATTGAACGATCTGGTTACAGTGAGGTGTTTGACGACAACAACACCCTTGACGGATCGAACTACTCCGATTATAATCAAATTAAGGATAATGTTCATTCTAAATTACGTAGTTGATGAAAGTTGCAATCATTACCGATCAACACTTTGGATGTCGTAAAAACTCTAAATTGTTTCACGACTACTTTCTAAAGTTTTACAATGAGACTTTCTTCCCATATTTGGAAGAAAATGGTATCACTACCATTATTGATATGGGAGATACTTTTGATAGTCGTAAAGGTATTGATTTTTCTGCATTGGCATGGGCTAAAAATAATTACTATGATCGTCTCAAGGATATGGGAATCCATGTTCATACAATTGTCGGTAATCATACTGCATACTACAAGAATACGAACGATGTAAATGCAGTTGATCTTTTACTCCGTGAGTATGACAACGTTACAATATACTCAGAAGCAACAGAGGTAGAAATTGGTGGTCTGCCCATATTATTCATTCCATGGATTAATCAGGACAATGAAGAAACTACTATCAAAGTTATTCAAAAGACGACTTGCAAGGTCGCGATGGGGCATCTTGAACTCAAGGGATTTAGAGTTAATCGACAGATCGTCATGGATCATGGTCATGAGAGCAAGTTATATTCAAAGTTCACCAAGGTCTTCAGCGGTCACTACCACACTAGATCGGATGATAGACGGATCTACTACCTGGGAAATCCGTATGAGATGTTCTGGACAGATGTTGGTGATCGGAGAGGATTCCACATCTTTGATACAGAGACTCTGGAACATGTTCCAGTAGATAATCCTTTTAGATTGTTC